TTACCACCCCTTACCAAAAATTCGCAACCATGCGCTACGAGTCAATAAATGAAGCATTGATAGCCTGCGTAAAGGCATCCGGTGGGTCAAAAACTGTCGGGGCAGCTCTGTGGCCTGAAATGGCACCAGACCATGCCCAGCGCAAGCTACTGAGCGCTCTTGATGACTCAAGGCCTGAGAAGCTTTGTCCGTCTCAAACCGTATTCATTCTCAAGCTTGCACGAGCGCGCGGGTTTCATGACGGCATAGCGCATTTATTGGAAACCCTTAGTTACGCGCCGACAAACCCGATCGAACCCAAAGATGAGGCTGCCGACTTGATGCGCCAGGTGATCGAGAGTCAGCGAATTTTGGCTGTGCAGATGGAACGACTGGCTTCATTGCAACCTCAACTTCGGGCGGTTGTATGACCTCTATTTTTCCACATTCAAACGTAGGCAGCACAGCCGTAGACGGCCCTATGGTGGACCCAATGGGCCCATGCAGTCAGTCCAGTAGCGAACAGACGCGGCTGTCTCTGCTTATCGACGAGGTGCTTGAACTTGAGATTCAGGCAGCCGGCAAGAACGTCGAAATCTACAACCTGCGCATGGGTGAGCCCGGTTGCGCCTACTTCTATTTGGCCGCCATGCGCGACCAATGGGCAGAAGTGATGCGTGATTGCATCTTGGCGCGCAGTGCGGGGCATATCGCCAGGATGGAACGGGAGAAGGGGCTTTCGAATGCGTGACTACGGAAAGGTTCACACATCGTTCTGGTCAAGCCCAACGATTACAACCTTGTCAGAAGACGGTCGCATGCTTGCTATGTACCTGATAACCAGTCCGCACAGCACTATTGCAGGGGTTTTCAGGCTTCCAGATGGGTACGTTTGCGAAGACTTGAAATGGGACGCCGCAAGGGTTTCGAAAGGGTTTGTGGAACTGTTAGCTAAGGGTTACGCTAACCGTTGCGAAACCACTAAATGGGTGTGGGTTTGCAAGCACCTTCAATGGAACAGGCCAGAGAACCCGAATCAGTGCAAGAGCGCCGCAAAGATAGCCCTGTCAGTTCCAGATGAATGCTCTTGGAAGCTAGCATTCATGCGGGTTTCCGCTGTTTTGCTTGGGATTGAATGGGCCGAACCGGAAAACCCTTCCGAAACCCTTCCGAAACCCTTTCTTAACCAGGAACAGGAACAGAAGCAGGAACAGGATACTTCTTCACTACGTTCAGAAGATAGCGCCGCAACAAAGTTGCAGCGTCCGTCACCAAAAAAGATTCGAGAAGAAACAACCCTCGCCAAGTACCTGGAAAACTGCAAGAACGCCGCAGTCAAACCAATCCCTGACAGCCATTTCATTCGCGCATGGTGCTCCGATGCCCGAATACCGGTGGAAATGCTTCAGATCGCTTGGGTGGTGTTCCGCGAAAAGTACCTTTGCGATGAAAAGCTGAAGGGCAAAAAGTACAAGGATTGGCCCGGGCACTTTGCCACTTCGGTGAAAGACCGTTGGTACTCGCTCTGGTTCATCGGTGATAACGGGGAACCCATGTGGACATCGACCGGGCTGCAGCGCAAGCAGGTTTTGGACGCGCAGATGAAATCTCACCCCCAAGTGCAGACCCAGGAGGAGGCAGCGCATGAACACGCATGATCTCCCAGCATCCGTCCTTCCATTTTCGATCGAGTCGGAGATTGGGGTTCTTGGATCACTGCTTTTGAGCCCTGACCGTTTCGATTCCGTGTCGGACATCTTGGAGCCAAAGCACTTTCATGATTCTCGCCATGGTGCGATCTACTCGGTTATTGCATCGCTTGTGATGTCCAACAAGTCGGTTGACGTTTTGACTGTGTTTGATCGCATGCAAACAACCGGAACCGCATCAGAAATCGAACTGAGCTACCTAGCCGAAATTGCCCAGTTCAGCGGTTCCGCATCAACGGTGCGCCGGTACGCTGAAATCGTCGCAGAGCGAGCGATGATGCGCGGCCTTATCGAGGCATCAGACAAGGCGCGAACGCTAGCCACGGAAACAGGACTATCTGCGGCGGACCGATTGGACCAGTGCCAAGACCTTTTTCAGCAACTGCAACTCAAGCGCGGACGCAATGACCCAAAGAAGGTCGGAGAACTTACCGCGGGCCTGATCGACCGGCTGCAAGAACTGGCAGACGGGCGCAGGCTGCCGGGAGTGGCGACACGCCTACCAACGCTTGACCGACTTTTGGGCGGTGGGATGAAGCCCGGAAAGCAGATCGTGCTGGCTGCGCGACCATCGATCGGGAAGACAGCGTTGGCACTGGAGTTTGCCAAAGCATTCGCATTGGAAGGTTACCCAGCAGCAATCCTTTCGATGGAAATGGAGAACTCAGAACTTATCGAGCGCCTGACGGCAAACATTGGCGGCGTAGACCTTGACCACCTGACAACCGGAAAGCTGGAGAACGATGAGTGGTCTAGCCTATCGCTTGCGGTGGAAACGCTCGCACAACTTCCGATATATACGGACGACCAGCCCGCACTGACACTTGGAGACATTCAAGCCAAAGCGCGAAAGCTCAAGCGTGAGCGCGACATCAAGCTGCTGGTCATCGACTACCTGCAGTTGTGCGGATCAAGCGATAAGCGCACCAATTCAAGCCGGCATCACCAGATCGAGGAAATCAGCCGAGGCACCAAGGCGCTGGCGAAGCAACTCGGGCTGACTGTGGTCCTGTTGAGCCAGTTGAGCCGGGACGTAGACAAGCGACCCAACGGAAAGCCAAACCTTTCTGACTTGAAGGAATCTGGATCGATCGAAGAAGACGCCGACACGGTTATTTTGCTGAGCATGGACCATGTTCGAGAGGGTGGAGTGACGGTAATTCATGCTGACGTGGCAAAGAACAGAGGCGGCAAGAAGGGGTATTTGAAACTGGCATTTCGTGGTACACACCAGCGCTTTGTCGAAACCATCGAAACCAAAGAACACAAGTCACAAGCGACTGCCGCATACACGGAGGATATGTGAGCCCATACGCAAAGAACGACTGGAACGTCATCCGATCGATGTACCAAGCGATGTACCAGCAGATAGAAGAAGCGGGCGCCGATGCATGGGCCGACTCCGATCCCTACTGCTGGGACCGGACCCCGGGCGTCATTAACTTCACCCCAATCGAGGATTGGCTCTGGGCTGACATTCGGCAATGCGGAGCAGTGTTGTACCCGCAGTACCCGGTGTTGAACTTCTTTGTGGACTTTGCCAATCCAGTTGCCAAGGTGGCCATTGAGTGCGACGGGCACGCCTACCACCTGGACAAAGCCAAAGACGCAGCGCGCGACCAGCGCCTGACAGATTCCGGTTGGACTGTTTATCGCATCAGCGGTCACAACTGCAAGTTGGAGTGCGACGAGGAAACCGGGTCGCCCAGCCTGCCACTTCTGTTTATCAAGCGAATTTGCAACCTGCATGGGATCAGCCGATTTGTCGATACGCAGTCCGAAATGCCGCTGGAAGATTTTCGCAGCAGCAAAGACCTTGACGACTGGTGGAAGTTCACCCTACGTAACCGCGAAGAGGCCGCAGCGCGCAAAAGGGGTGAACTTTGAATGCCATTCACCCAGCACCGAGCAAAGATGATCGACGGCTTCCTGTGGCTGGAGACGAAACAACAGGTAAACCCAACCTAATGATTAGCCAAGAAAGACTTAAACAGAATTTATCCTACGACCCTGAAACAGGCGTATTCATTTGGCTCGCAAGTCCAAAAAACAGACTAGGTTCTGGCGATGTTGCTGGTGCAGTTCACCCCGTTAAGGGGTACCGACAGATCAAGGTTCTAGGAAAACTCTATCTTGCTCACAGGCTTGCATGGCTCTACGTTTATGGAACCTACCCAGAACGGCAGATTGACCACATAAACAGAAACCGTGATGACAACTCAATCAGAAATTTGAGAGAGGTCGAAGGTTTCGAAAACATGCAGAACCGGCTTGTCCAGCGTAACAGCAAGTCTGGTGTTAAAGGGGTTCATTGGAGCAAACGCCTTAAGAGGTGGATCGCAATCATCGAACTCAAAGGGAAAGCGAAGCACATTGGCTGTTTCAAGACGCTCCATGAAGCAGAAGCTGCCTATCTCGAACATGCAAGACAGTTGCACCGACTGAATCCATTTGAAGGACATCAAGACGGAGAAGGCAAGGCGGTTGTCGCTGTTGTCGTCACCGTCGAAAGAAACATCGGACCAGGACTCGGACAGATAACGATCCAAAGCCGCCCCATTCTCGCCGTCGATTTTTACCAACCAGCAAAGGAAGCCAGAAATGAAATTTGAAATTGCAGAATTCACCCCTGTTCGCATGACGAACATGAACAACCGCAGCGAGAAACATGGAACGCAATCAGTTCCAGCGGCTGATTTGAATTTCACGATGGATGCTCCGAACAGCATTCTAAATATGTTCCGCGACGGCCTTCTTGAGGATACCTATAAGAGCGCTGCCGAAGGCATAGAGAGCGAGCAACAAGACCTCGATGGTGTTGAGAAAGTAACGCACCTTCCGCGTCTCAAAGATGCACAGATGATGCCTTTCCGATGGGATTGGAAAGGCGCTGGCTATAGACTTTCGATTGACTATGGTGTCGGCGGTGACAGCAACATCGATTTGGACAGTTGCAAGGTCGGGAAAATATCCGCAGAGTGCAAAGAGGGCGGCACCGTTGAAGTCAAGTTCCAAGTGCAGATTGAAGCCGGACTTGACGAGCGTATCGGCGGGAAGTTGATGATCCTCAACGGATCGGAATTGGAAATCACACTCCACGCTCCGACCGCCGTCGAGAAAACAGGCGCCAAGTTCGATCCGCTGTTTCCCGACTACAAGCCCGATGCGCCATTGACGGCGACTGATGTGTTTCTAAGCACGGCTGGCGATGCCGGGGCGGTGAACTGAAATGTTGGTGCTCGCCGTGGACCCAGGTCTGACAGGTGCAATCTCCCTGCTGTGCAGCCAGCGCGGCCTACTGGAGTGCGAAGACCTGCCAGTTGAATCAAACGGCCAAGCGACCGGAAAGATGATGCGCTGGATTGATTCCGAGAAGCTGCAGGAGCTGCTGCGCAAGTGGTCAAGCGATTGGCGCTTTGCCGAGCAGTCGGTTCACGCATGCATTGAGCGGCCCATACCGATGCCCAGCATGCCGAGCACCACGACGGCCAGCAGCTTTGACACGTTCGGCGTGGTCCGGGCCCTGATCGGTGGCAAGGTTTCACCCAAGGGAATGACGATGGTCAACCCGACAACGTGGAAGCGGTCGTATGGGCTCAAAACTGACAAGGACGAGTCGATTGCGTGCGCACTGCGGCTGTACCCAAGCGCTGCGCGCTACCTGACAAAGAAGCTCCACCATAACCGAGCGGAATCGATTCTCGTAGGGCATTTTTTGCTCATGGAACTGTCATGAGCCAAGATGACGAACTAATGGTAGTCGAGCATGCTGAAGCTGAGCTGGTCGATGAAACCGCGCACTTCTTCGCACCTGTTTCAAGCGACATCTTCAATGAGCTGATCGGCCAATACCAATCGATGCGCGCTCGCGTTGAGGCCGTTGCTGCCACGGTACACGGAGAGACAGAGGCCGCCATGGATTACTTCCTGGAAGGCAATCGCGATCCTCACACTGGCCGGTACTCGGTAGCTGCCAAGAAGCTGTTTCAACTGAAGGGGGCAATTGCGTGCCTGAACGCTGCCTACTGGTCCAAGACTCTGGCACTCACTGACGTGTTGAGCCTGATGCCACAGAAGCGCCGTGACGAATGGAACAAAACCATTCATGACATGACGACACCCGACTTCACCGAAGAGGCCGTTCGCCCAACCATCGTTGAGCTGCTGAACATGCGAGCCCAGTTCGTGGCTGAGCGCGTGGATGGCATCTTCCGGGGCCTGAGCGGGGAGCACGTTACTAATGCCCCGGAAGGATTCGGAAAACGCATGATCATCGCCCGTGTGCTGTCGGCCTACGATACCAGCGACCACAGTACGTGCGGCCTGATCAATGACCTGCGTTGTGTCGTCGCTAAGTTCATGGGCCGCGAAGAGCCGAGCTGGCACGCATCGTCTGACCTGATCCCCATCCTGAAACGCCGCTGGGGCGAGTGGGTCACCATCGATGGCGGTGCCATCAAGATTCGCCTGTACAAAAAGGGCACGGCGCACATGGAAGTGCACCCCGACATGGCGTGGCGTCTGAACAGCATTCTGGCCAACCTGTACCCGCTGGCCATCCCAGCGCAGTTTCGCCAGAAGCCCAAGCGCAAGGTGAAAGACTTCCAGATGATGGCGCGGCCACTGCCGTTTGCTGTGCTGGCGCTGCTGGGTGGTATGCGCGAAGCCACCGAACGCATGGAGCCTAACTGGCCCGAGCGTCATCGCAAGATTCCGAACAGTCGCAAGTTTGACTCCAGCCGTCATACCGGCGCTGGCGCAGAAGCCGGCCGCGTGCTGCAGGCCATTGGCGGAACACCGGCTGGAAAGTATGGGGACTACTTCCAATTCGACTACGACCCATCCGAGGTGCTGGACGAGATTGTTGCGTCTGGCTGCATCCCAGACCAGAAGGCCCACCAGTTCTACCCAACACCGGAAGCGCTGGCGCGCATCGCTGTCGAGTTGGCTGACATTGGAGACACAGACCTGGTGCTGGAACCCAGCGCAGGACAGGGCGGGATCGCGGACTACCTACCGAAGGACCGTACCACTTGCATTGAGATTTCACCACTGAACTGCACGGTGTTGAAGGCCAAGGGCCACAACGTCATTGAAGGCGACTTCATCGTGTGGGCCGATCACAGCCCCTACGACGCACCGTTTGACGTGGTGGTGATGAACCCCCCATTCAGTGATGGTCGGGCGAAGCTGCATACCGAGTTCGCCAGTACCAAGGTCAGGCCCGCCGGGCGCTTGGTGGCCATCTTGCCGGCGTCCATGCGAGGCAAGGACTTTCTGGGTAGCGGCTGGGTCCATGAGTGGTCGTCAGTCTTTGACAACGAGTTCAGCGGGACCAGTGTTTCCGTGGTGATGCTCAAGGCTACGCGGGGTGCTGGATGAACCAGTGGATCAACAAATGCCACTTCGGCGACGTACGCGATGTGCTACGCCGGATGATCGCGGACGGCATTAAGGTTCAAACAATCGTTACCAGCCCGCCGTATTGGGGCCTACGCAGCTATCTGCCTGCTGGACACGAAGACAAATCACTCGAGCTTGGCAGCGAACCAACGCTACGCGAGTTCATCGAATCCATGACTGGCGTAATGATGCTGGCGCGCGAAGTACTGTCCGACGACGGAACCATGTGGATGAACATGGG